TGCGCGTCCGGGCGCTCAGGGCCGTCGAGGCGCCCGATGCCGGATCGCAGCGGCAGCGGGACTACGTCGAGCGCAAGGCCCGCCGGGCGCTCTCCAAGGCCCGGCTCAGGGGCTCGACCGCGGCGTGGGAGGCAATCGAGGTCCGGTGCTTCACCGGCTCCGGCGCGAACGTGACCGGCGACGTCGTCATGCGCGAGGTCCCCGAGTTCGATTACGGAGACACCGAGCCGGACTCCGAGCTCGTGCATCTGCTTTGCCTCGTCGAGGCCGAGAACGTGAGTATCTACTACGCCGTGAACGAGGACGGCGAATACGTCGGGGTAGGCGAGCCCGTCGGGTCCCTGGCCGACCTCGGAGAACGAATCAGCAACGAGTAGAGTAGCGACATGCCCACGCCAGCGCCCACGAACCCCTTTAAGGTCGTCGTGCGTGGGCGTTGTCGTGCCTGCGATGTGGATTGGGACATTAAGCGCAACCGGCTGGAGCTTCATTGCTGGTTTTGCGGGAGGATGGGCGAGCCGGGTCATGTCGCTTACTCCTACCCCGCGCCGCTGGAGAATTATCGCAGTGTCGCGGATGTTGCCTGGGGGCGCATTGTCGAGACTGCTAAGATGGCGTAATGGGGCATCTATCTAATTACCAGCAGTTCTCGATGGAAGCTCGGTCACGGTACCTGGAGCTCCTGAGGGCGGGCGCAAAGCGCTCTGATGCTGCCGCTGCCGTGGGCGTGAGCACGAACACGATTTATCGCGCCCGGCGCATGGACGAGGTCTTCGCGGAGCTCGAAGCCGAGGCCGAGATTCACAAGACCGAGCTCGTCGAAGAGGCGCTGTATCAGACGGCGGTCCTCGGCCGGGACAGCGCCGCGGTGCAGGCGCAGAAATTTTGGCTCACGAACCGGGACCCGGGGCGCTGGTCGGACAAGCGTAATCTCGACGTGAATCAGCACGTCCAGATTGAAGCGACCGGCCTGGAGACCAAGCTCGAAATGCTCGCGAAGACGCTGGGTGTAGAGACTCTCGAGGGAGAGGCCGAAGAAGTCGAGCCGCTCGCGTTGGAGGTTGAGATAGATGAAGCTTGACAAGGTTGCGTATATTGTTTCCGACGTACAATTTCCGACGTACGACGAAGCGTTGTGGAATACAATGGTCAGGATCGCGGAGGACGTCGCGCCGGACGAGGTCATCTGGAATGGTGATATCCTCGACTTCCCGCAGTTGTCCGCTTACGCGCATAACCCTTACAAGCTGGAGACCGCCGACCTCGACGTGAGCTTGGCCGAGGAGAAGCTCTACCTCCCGATGCGCGAGGCAACGAGCGACGCGAAGGCTACGTTCCTGCTCGGGAATCACGAGGACCGGATTCGTCGCTACTCGGAACGCAACGCGGGAGCTCTGGGCGATTTCGATTGGCTCAGCTTCATGCGGCTCGGGTGGGTCGAGAAGGTCTACGAGTACGGCCCGCGGGTCGGTCACTTCCTGACGCCGGACCTCATGATCGCGCACGGCTGGAGGACCGGTGAGAGCGCCACGAAGAATCACATGATGGACGTGGCAACCTCGATCATTCACGCCCACACGCATCAACTCGGCTCCTATTTCCGCTCGGTGGCGAACGGCCGGGTCATGGGCGCCTGGGCCATGGGGCATTGCTGCGACGCCCTCAGGACCCCCGGGACGCACGGACAGGGCCGCCCCTCGTGGCAGCAGGCCGCGGGCGCGATCGTCCGTTACACGCCGTCTGGGGCCTTCACCGTCGAGCTCTTGCCGGTGATCGGGGATACGGGGGATAAGGTGGCCGTCGAGGGCCGGGTGTACCGTATTCACCGCTAGGGGGGGAGCTCCGGTGAGCTTGAACACGAAAGCGACGTCCGGATGGCACTGCCGGGAATGCAACGTGGGCGAGTCGAGTCGTCTCCGGCCGGTTTGCTGGAATTGCCATCAGCCGATGAAGCTCGGCCAGATCATGCAGCACGGGTACTATAACCCGAACAATGCCATTCTTCGCGACGATCATCCCCCGCGCGCGTAACCCAATCGGCAGAGGTAGTCGGCTCAAACCCGATCCAGTGGGAGTTCGAGTCTCCCCGCGCGCACCGCTAGACTAGCAAGATGTCGGACTCCCTCGTTGAAGAACCGCAGTGGTAGGCTGAGTGATATGTTCTTTCACCCCGAGTATTCGCGAAGCAGGCTGGAGGAAGCGGCATGAATGGGCAGCATGCGTCGGCGGGGGCCACCCCCGGCGACCGGGGTGGCAACGTGAACCTGGAGGGCGCGGACCTGAAGTACGCGGACCTGGAGGGCGCGGACCTGGAGGGCGCGGACCTGGCGGGCGCGGACCTGGAGGGCGCGGACCTGGAGGGCGCGGACCTGGAGGGCGCGCGGACCGTGGTGGTACCCGGCGCATGAACGTCGGCTCCCTGTTCTCTGGCATCGGTGGTATTAGAAGTCCTGGGCGGTCGCTGAGTGGATTGATTAGGTGGTCATGTCTGCGCGTCGCAATGTCGAGCTGACCGGCGTGTGGCGTCCGTCGCTAGACTAGCAAGATGTCGGACTCCCTCGCCGTGAAGCTCATAAAGCAACCGCCCCATGTGCGGCGGAACTTTCTGAATAGCTTGACGGAGCAGGAGCGCACCGCGCTGGAGTACGAGTGGAAATTCTGGGGGCGCCCCGAGCAATGGGAGCCGCCGGGGGATTGGCTCTACTGGCTTCTCCTCGCAGGCCGCGGGTTCGGCAAGTCCCGGACCGGCAGCGAGTACGTGCGCGAGCGGATGGTCAAGCGCGCCGACGTCGCTCGTGCGACCCTCATCGCGCCGACGGCGGCCGACGTCCGAGACATCATGATCGAGGGTCCGGCCGGGATCATGCGCGTCCACGCGAACCATGAGCGGCCGGAGTACGCGCCGTCCAAGCGCCGGTTGACGTGGCCGAATGGTGCCGTCGCGATTACTTACTCAGCCGAAGATCCCGAGTCTTTGCGTGGTGGTGAGGTTGGGCTCGTCTGGGGCGACGAGATCGCGGCGTGGCAATATCTCGACGATGCGTGGGCGCAGTTGCAATTCACCCTCCGCGCGCAGGGCGACCTCCGCATCATTCTCACCACCACGCCGAAGAATCGGAAGGTGATCCGCGAGCTTCTGAAGGATTCTCTCACCTTCGTCACCCGCGGCTCGTCGTATGACAATCGCGCGAACTTGAACCCGATTTTCTACGAGAAGGTCATTCGGCCGTACGAGGGGACGCGGCTCGGGCGACAGGAGATTTACGCCGAGATTCTTGACGATGTCGTCGGCGCTCTTTGGAGCGAAGTCCTCATCGCGCAGGAGCGCGTCGTGCGCGCGCCGGACATGGACATGATCGTCGTGGCGGTAGACCCGGCAGGCTCCAGCGAGGAGGGCTCGGACGAGACCGGCATCGTGGTGGCCGGTCGCGGCCCCATGCCGCCGGGCGGCAAGGAAGCCGACCTCGACCACGGTTTCGTACTGGCCGACGAGAGCTTGAAGTCGAGCCCGGCCGGATGGGCAGCAGCAGCGGTGACCGCTTACTATAAGCATTCCGCGGACGTCATCGTCGCAGAGAAGAACTACGGCGGGGAAATGGTCGAGCACACCATTCACTCGATCGATCGCAGCGTGCCGGTAAAGATCGTCACCGCGAGCCGGGCAAGAGGCAGCGCGCCGAGCCGGTCTCCACGCTGTACGAGAAGCGCCGGGTTCACCACGTCGGGCACTACCCGCTCCTGGAAGAGCAGATGTGCAATTGGGTGCCTCCGGCGACCGGTGTCCCCCGCGGCTCCTCCCCTGACCGGATGGACGCGCTCGTCTGGGGAATCACCGAGCTCCTTGTCGACGAGGAGCGCGAGGTTGTTTTGTTCTAGCGGTTCCAAGAACAGGCCCGTTCCGCTCGCCGCGGAACATGACCGTTCCCGGAACAGCTACGGTGGAGGCATGAGCAGACTGGTGACGGTATTGACCGTCGCGGTGCTCGGGTTGGTTAGCCTCACAGTGGCAGGATTCATCTTCGCTCCCGCGATGGGATTTTGCGTTCTTGGTGGAAGCCTCCTCGGTGTCGCGACGATGATTTTCTTTGCGACGGAGGACTAAGGTGAAGCTACGCAAGCTCGGGACAGGCCCTCCGGACACGGAGACGAAGGCAGCCAATACCTTCGCCATGGAGTTCTTCACTCCGTTCGGGTCGGGCCAGGCCGTTCACAACTACGGCAACGAGAAGCGTGAAGAGTTCGCCCTGAGGAATGTCGTCCATGTCTTCGGCGCGGTGAACGCGATTGCCGACCAGGCTGCCCGGCTGCCGATTCGAGTGCGTGAGGGTGGACGGTGGACGCCGGAAGACGGCAATTTTATCAACGACCACGCGATCTCGAACATGCTCAACAACAAGCCTTCGCCCTACGAAATCTCCTACGTCTGGCGCCACCGGCTTTCCGCGCAGCTTCTTCTCTCGAAGAAGGGCGCGTTTATCGAGATCATCCGGGACCGGCTGGACCGGCCGGTCGCGCTCGCGTTGCTCCCGGCCTCCTACACCGCGCCGATTCCTGACGCAACCACGTTCGTCTCCGGCTACGAGGTCAAGCCCCCGAACGCTCCCCAGGGCCGCTTCCTGCCGCCGGAAGACGTCATCTGGGTCCGGGTGCCTCACCCGTTCAACCCCTACGGCGCCATGACGCCGGTCGAGGCCGCGGGCCTCGCGATCGACACCGATTACCTCGCAGCGCTTTACGACCGGAACTTCCTCAGCAACGACGGGCGCCCCGGCCTCATCGTGGCGATGAAGGGTCGGGTGAGCGAAGAGACCAAGCGCGACATCAAGGGCCGCTTCTCCGGCGGGCCGAACCGCGCGGGTGAGCCGGTCATCCTGGGCACCGATGAAGTGAGCGTCGTCGATACTTCCGCTACCCCGCGGGACGCGCAGTACGTCCAGAGCCGCAACCTCGCGCGCGACGAAATCCTCACCGCGTTCGGTGTGCCTCGCACGGTGATGGGGCAGGCCGAGGGCAAGACCTTCGCGAATGCGGATGCTGAGGTCGAGGTCTTCTGGGAGAACCGGATGTCCTCGCATCTCGCGGTCTTGGAGCACGCATACGATGCCCTGCTCGACGAGGGCGAAGACGCCCACGTTATTCACGACATTTCCGATGTGGCGGTCCTTCAGCGGCGCAAGAACGAGCGGCAGACGTTCCTCCTGACCGAGGTCGAGAAGGGTGTCCGGACCAAGGACGAGTACCGCGCGACCCTTGGCCTGGACCCGTTGCCTGAGGACCCGGCGGTCGCGGCAGCGGCCGAAGCGTATGCCGACAACCCCGGCGCCGCGGGTGATCCGAACGCGACCAGGCTAAACGCGCCCAGGCCGCCCCAGGGACCCGATACGGTCGAGCCGGGCACGAAGGTGGCTGCCTACTCCGGAACGCCCGGGAGCGCGGACCTGGAGGCCATCGCGAGGGACCACGAGCGATTCCTCGACGAGCACGAGCGTATGGTCCGCGGCGAGGTCCGGTCGTTCTTCCGGCGACAGGAGAACGCGGTCCTGTCCCGGCTCCGCGGCGAGCAGGCCCGGAAGGGCACGAGGCATTGGCTCGGCGCCGGTAGCGGGACGAAGTCGATCTCGGTCGGCGGGGTGTTCGACCGCGAGCGGTGGGACGATGACCTCGCAACTGAAATGGAGTCGGTACTCGGGGACGTCGTGACGGCGAGCCTGAATCGCACGCGCGACCGAATCAACCAAGCTGCCGGTTTCGACGTCAACGGCGAGACGCCCTACGAGCTCGGTGACGATGAGGTCGAGGAGATTCTCCGCAAGCGGGTGCCTCAGTTGGCCGGTGAGGTCAACAAGACCACCCTCGCGAAGATCAGCGCTGCGCTCGCCGCGGGCGAGGAAGCAGGTGAGGGAATCGACGACATCGCAAAGCGGGTCCGCGCCGTGTTCCGTGATGCGAGCGCCGGTCGCGCGCACACCATCGCGAGGACCGAGGTCGGCATTGCTACTCAGATGGCAGCAGAGGCAGAGGCCGCGCGATCGGGGGTGGTTAGCTCGAAGCGATGGCTCGCGACGTCCGATGCACGGACCCGCCCGGACCACGCGGATGCGGATGGGCAGACCGTCCCTTTCTCCGGTCGGTTCGAGGTCGGTGGTGCTGAGCTTTGGTTTCCCTCCGATCCCCTCGGACCGGCGGACCAGATCATCAACTGCCGATGCGTAGCGCTGTTCCTCGTTGACGAGGAGAAGGTTCTTCGTCATCTGGAGACCAAGCGCGTGCGCGGGCAGACCGCCGCGGAGCGCTCGTTCGTGCGCGACGAGCTCGGTCGCTTCTCCTCGAACCCCTGGAAGGCGCTCTCGAAGAACGCCGCGGAGAAGACGCTGAAAAAGTACGTCGAGACCCGCCCCGGCGTCACCCCCGAGAGTCCGGCCGAGTACCGGGCATTGCAGGAGTACAAGGGCGACCGGTATCGCGACTTGCAGGCCCGCGCCCGGGTGAAGGGCGTGGGCTCAGGGTCGCAGGAAGACCGGGACCGCATGGCCGAGCTCGACGGCGCCGAGATCGCAAAGCTCGACGAGATCATCACGAACATGGACCGGATGGTCGAGCGGGCGCGGTGGCCGTTCCCGCCGATGGCCGTCTTTCGCGGCGTGGTGAGCAAGGAGCTCGCGGACAAGGTCAAGGCCGGGGAGCTCGCGCCGGGCACGGTGATCGACGATCCCGGATTCGCATCGACGACGGCGGTCGAGCAGGTGGCCGACACCTTCACCGAGGGCAGCAAGAACGGCGTGACGATGGTGGTTCGGCTGGAGACCGGCGACGCGGCGCTGCCGGTGGACCAGCAGGGCGAGGAGTTCGACAGTCTGGAGTACGAGCTCGTGCTTCCGCGCAATACTCGCTTCGTCGTGGTCGAGTCCGGCGTCAAGGAGGGCTTGACCTACATTGAGACGGAAATGGTCTCGGACGCCGCGAGGCTAGCATGGCAAGAACGGACGACGAAGACGGAGGTGACGAATGCGTGAGCACGGCAGCGTACGCGCGGCCGACCTCGTCATTCGTATGCCCGACGGGTCGCGCCTGGAGTTCAAGCGCGCGGCCGAGGTCAAGAAGTTTGACCCGCGGCAGTTGCGCGACAGGAATGGGCGCTGGACGACGACGCCGGGTTACCGTGCCGGTTACGGTGACGAGATTCAGACGTTCGATGCCATTGAGGACGACGCGCGCAAGGCCGGGAAGAAGCCGAAGGCTCCTCGCAAGAAGCGTAAGCCCCCGGCGGCATCCGAGCCGAAGAACGAGCCCCAGATCGAGGCGCTCCGCAAGAAGATGGCCGAGACCCGGGAGAGCTTCGGGCTGGAGGGCGCGTTCAAGGTGGCAAGCGCCGAACCCGAAGACCTGCGATTTCTGAGCTTGGCCGACGCGCCGTTCACGGGTAGGAAGGTCAATACCCCTCTCGGCCTGCCGGGTGAGATTCTCTCCGAGCCGGACGAGAACGGTGACGTCAAGGTCCGCATGGAGAACGGCGTCGAGCTCAATCTCCAGGTGACTTCCATGGCAACAGCGGCCAAGGTCGACGTCGAGGGCCGCGACATGGGACCGTACCTGGAAATGCGTGACCAGCGCCCCGGCCCGAAGGCGCGCGCCGACCTCGCCGCGGTGATCGAGCTCGGCCGTGACATTAGTGTCGAGTTCAATGCGCGCCTCACCGAGCGCTTGAAGGGCGATGAGATCGAGCGCGGCATGTTGCTCCAGGAGGTTAAGCACATCCGCTCGCGTAACCTGGAGATCAACTTCCGGCAGACTCAGATGGTCGAGGAATGGGGAGACCGTCCCGACGACTCTTTCGGCTACAATAAGACGCCGGAATGGAAGGCGCTGGAGAAGGAGCAGGACGAGCTCTTGAAGCGTGATAAGGAGGCGCGCGCGAAGCTTTCTCCGTTGCTCACTCGTCAGAAGTCGGCGCAGGCCCAGATCGTCAAGGAGCTCATGGCCGAGCTTCGGCCCGGGTTCGGCTCCTCGACGGCTAAGCCGAAGTACAACGAGGACGCGAGCGCCGAGCTCGACCGGAGCGAGCTCGCGATCTACAAGCGCCGTCTCGAAGGGGTCAATGAGTGGCTTCCTGAGGAATGGGTCGACGACGCAATGACCGGCGAGGCCGCGCCCGCGGTCGTCAAGCGAGGCAACTACGCGGGTGGCGACGGCGAGGTTTGGTCAGTTAGCCTCGACAAGATGGACGAGACGGTTCTCAAAGCGCGGGAGGAGGCGGAGCGGCCGGACCGGCTCGTGTTGCA